GTTTTCTTTGATTTCGTCTTTAACTTGATGCATAATACGAAATGCTTCTGCCCAGTCAAAATCTGATTCAGTGCGACCTGACCGGCGGTTTGCTTTGTATTGTGGAAAGTAATCACGGCGCCAGCTTGATGAGTCACATGCAAGTACCATTTGACCGTATTCAGCTTTGAATTTTTTATTGTACATGCGAAGTGAATTGAGAATCATATGCCTAAGCATCTGTTCGTCATTTACTTTATTAACAGCAATTGTGGCAATTGCAATACCAGAGAAATCGACAAGAATCATATATAAGCTCCTACTTTTATTATAGGATTATTATATACTGTTTTTACGCCAATGTACACAGTTAATTTATTATTTTGGTTCTTTTTTAGGCAAATGTTTTGAATGAATTTTACAACCAATAAATTCATTATAGTAATCGTCTCGAAATAAAACATCAAGTTTAAATTGTAGCTTAGCTTCATAATATGACATCTCACCTTTAGTTCTACAAAGTATTAGGATTTCTCTTTTGTAACGATCTTGCCCTCGCTGTTCAATGAGTAATTGAAGTTCTTTATTAGATCCATAATATTCTCGCCAGTCGGACTCGACTTTAGTTCTTTGCCGTCTAGCTCTTTTGCTATTTTTTGGTAATATTTTAGGCCGCCAGAAGTTCTTTTTACCGATATATTTCTTGTTTGTATCCAGTTCTGTAATTCTGTATACGAACCCTTGGTATTCATCTGGGGTTTCATTGTAAATTTGTTCATTGTAATACCACATAAATTATATATGCATTATAAATCTTCATCATCTTCAGTAGCTTCTGTTCTTCTACCGCAGTGTGGGCAAAACTCTACTTCTACATAAGAGAGAACAATCGATTCATTATCACACTCTTCACATTCAACTCTCCATTGCTTCATGAACCGATTCTTTCTAAGATCTCTAATTTTCTTTCGTCAGTTGCTCTTAGCCATTCGGTAATTTCTTTTGCAGATCTTTCACAACCTATACAAATACCATCTATTACCGTACAAACTTGTATGCAAGGAGATGGCACTTTAGAAGTCAATTTCACAAGCTCCGCCAGCACAGGCTGCTGCACCCATAGTATCTACATCAGTAAATACTTGTTCTGTAAGATCTTCATTCCAATTAACTGGTGCCAAGTTTTGTTGAATTTTATTCCACTTATGGAAAAGATAGGCATCTTTCAAACAATACTCTGCTTGTTTAATATCACTGTTTAAATAGTTATTTGCAAAGTTTTCAAAACGTCTTACCCAATCTTGTCTTGCAGAATTCTCTGATGACTCGAGAGATATGTCTAAACCATAGCCTTGAGCTGTAGAGCATGCATCCCATAGATTAGGAAATACTTTCATTGCATCAACTACAAGACCCGATGCAAAGATAGCAGATGGACCGTATTGTTTGATCATTTGCTTTTCATCAATCACTGCAGTATTTGGTGCCTGATTATAGTCTTTATCACCCATTGCAGATAAGAATGAGATACCTGAGAATGAATAACGATTCTCGAAGACATACTTTTCTACTTCATCCCAATCATCTACAATAATAGTATTTGATACGTTATGTCGAATACCTTCATCTGCACAAAGTTCTTCGTTTGTACCTGCAACAACCCAATGTTTTTGAGCAGTTTTAACAAGCTCTAGATGTTTTACACCAAGCAATTCATCTTTATACATTGAACCTTTATTTGGAATAATAGGATAAGAAATAACAACATCTGTGCCATTGGCAGACCATACTGATTCTTCAACCATATATGGATTTGATTTAATAATAGCTTGTGTAATCTCAGATTCTTTATTCATTTGAATATTACGAATGTATTTTGATGAATGCTCTGCATGGATTCCACTTGCTGTTTGAAGTAGAACTGATGCATTGCCTGATGGTTTTACACAAGTAGTACGAGCAGCAGGATTAATACCAATGATTTCAGCAACCATCTTATTTACCTTCTTAACAATCTTAGCGCCCTTTTCTAAAACTTTTTCATTAAACAAAACCTCAGGATTGTTCATCCAACCTGTAATTGATACACCGAGCAATGCTTCACGATCAAAGATTTTCTTTGATACTGGTGATAGGAATCTAAAGTCTGTATAACCAGCTTGTAGTGTACCAAGGATAGCGCCTGCACGACATGCTGTATAGAAATCTTCAGGAGTTTTACATAGACCACCATTGATCTCTGTAAGGTTACAACCTTGCCAACCGGACTCACCTTCGTATTGTGGATACATTCCAATCTCAACACAAGGGTTTGTAGTGTGTTCTTTTGAAGTTGTAAAGTAGAATCCTGGCTCACCAAACGATTTAACTGATTCCATAATCTTTGCAAACATTTCAGGAGTTGCTTCATCACGGACAATTACTGCAGAGTTGTTTGAACGACCACGCTGTGGGTTATCCATAAACCAATTACCAGTTTTAGCAGTCATCATCTCTTCATCTTCTGGAGAAAAGAGACAAATAGTTGCAGAACGGCGTACACCACCCGACAGTACAGCATCTGCTGCATGCATACAAATGTCATATACTGTAATAGGTCTAATAGGATTAGGTTCTTTAGAATCAATTACGAGATTCTGTAGAATTAATTCAATCTTATCTAGAGACTTACGTAAACCTTCTGGACCAGGCGCTTTAAAACCACCAGAAATTTTAGCACCTTTTGGGCGAATATGAGTAAGATCAAAGAATACTCTACGACCTTCATATTCTGGAAACTTACCACCACCAACAAAATAAGAAGATAGCAATACGTCTAATGCAGATGCCCAACCTTCGATTGAGTCTTCTACAATATAACCTTTTGCCTGTTTCGTTCTTTGTTGGATTTGTGGAAGTTTTGCGACATGGTGTTCTTGTACAGAAAATCCTGCACCAGCACCACAAAGGAGAATATAAAAATACTCTCCAAAAAATTCAGGTCTATCCGCATATGATGAGGTGCAATTATACATTCTCATTTGATGCTTCATAAGCTGTTCACCACCAAATTGTAAAGCGCGCTGAGCGCCAAGCACACGTTGTTCTTTATATGCAGAACGGGCTTCTTCTAAATATGGCCGTAGTTTCGATTCAAATTCTTCATAATTTCCTTCATGCATTTCTAATACACGGTCTACGGCTTCATCCCATGATTCATATCCGCCATTGCCTGTTTCTTTAAAACGCGAATAGCCTTCATAAAACTTGGTCTGAGACAAAAACTCACGTGTGTCTACGTTTGGTGTAGCCATTTGATACCTCGATATAAGATTGTTTTTTTATTTGTTGGTACTATTATATATTAAAACGCGTGTCTTGTAAACACTTATTTTAGTACCTAAGAGTAATATTTTATAGAAAAGTGTTTTCTAATCTTTAAAATACTTATAAATTACTTCTAATATATCATCGTACCTAGCAATTTTTTCCATCTCTGCTACTACTGCTTCTGTAATATCAGAGTGTTCACCAATACCCGCTGGATTTGCGAGGTATACTTCTACATTCATTTTATGAATTGCAATGTTACCTTTAGCATGTTCTTCTACTGCAGCTAACATATCGTCTCTCAAGTCTTGCATTATTTTTTCCTTGCTTTATCAATTGCTCTAGAACCAAACCAAAATGAAATGATAGCTGCAAAGATTGCCTTTGTATCTTCATCCCATAATAACTGAATTGCTTCAGAAAATTCGGTTCCCTTTTCAAGTGCTTCCATTAAAAGTGTAATTTCAATAGTAGCAAATAGTCCAAAGAACGCATAGGTAATTACTGGTCTTACAGATCTTTGCAATCCAGAGATAAACCCTGTTCCTTTGTTAATACTTATATCATGTTGAATCAGACGATCGTGCTCTTTGTCTGCACCCATCTGTTCGTAGACTTTAATTTCATGGTCATAGCCTTGAGCTCTCAGCTCGGCCATTGTCTTCATCTTCTCGATTTCATGCTTCTTATCTGCTTTGTCCTTAAACGAATCTGTAATCGCGGGTACAGCAGAGGAAGCAAATCCAATCAGTGATCCTAATATTGAAAGCATAATATCCTCTAGAAAGTTAATGTTGAATTTAAGTCAGTTGCATCTAGCATTTGAATAGAGACAGTACCAGAACTTGATTGTCTATTATTAATTTGACCACCAATATATGTTGGAACACCAGGAGTTGCATTAGATGCTACGTGAATCCACGTGTTTGCTCCAGTGCCAGGACTTGTTCCGCTAGATTTGACCCAAAACTTTGATCCTGCAGATGGGCTATAACGATACGCAACATAAAAATTGCTTAATCCACCAAACGCAGTTGATCCTAATGTAGTCTTTGCTCCTGTACCATTCCAAACGTCAGCATAACCTACGCCACTAGCATTATCTCCATTACGACTATTTAATGATACGGATTCTATTGCGGTGCTTTGGGATGCGTTATACACTCTAAAAACACCGGTGCCTCTGTGATTTGAGTTTCCGGAAAGTCCCTTGAACCAGTATACTGCTAGGAATTCACCATCGGGCAATGCCATTGTTGTAGGTCTAACTAACATACCATCAAATAGTTTTGAGTGCGTAGTCATATTCCACTGATAGGCGCTAGTATCATAATTTGTAGTAATTGTACCACCATCGCCGTACGCATCTACCATTGAAACTGTAGCATTTTGCCATGCAGTGCCATGTGTTGTAGGTTTGACTACTCCACCTGCTAATCCAATGTAGTTAATTGTTGTATCTTTTGATAGAATATTAATACCGTCTGTTGCTTTAAATGTATATGTAAATACTCCACCAGCAGAATCATTGTGTAATCCGGCTGCAACGTTACTCCATACTACCGTAGAAGAATTCGGTGTAAATGTAACAGTTCCAGCATCTGAATCTACCACTATGCTTTGCATAAGCGGATCAGCAGAATCTGATGCAGTACCAAGATACTTAATTGGTACACCTTCTGGATCAGCAGCTCCTATTGTAACAACTAAAGGTGTGGCGCTATCGTCAATTGAATAAGATGCTGCAGGTTCACCGACACCAGATCCGATACTATCAGCCCATGTTGGGGTTGTATTAACAATTGTAGCCG